ATTGGATTTAAGGTCATTCATCATGCTACGCATCTTCTCAATGTTTCCAAAAGGAACACGCTGAGTGCCAATCATGTTTTCAATTGTGTCAAGACGAGTATTTAAAGCCTTTGCTTCATCGCTACCTTGAATAAGTCGAGCATCTGATAATGCAGTCCTAACCTTATCAACCATACCTAAAGCACTCTGTGGTTTAACAGCAACGCCTTGTTGATCCATAGCGTTATAGGCACGAGTAGCATTTTGACGCACTTCATCCATTGTGTACAAAGTTGGTGTTTTTTCGCCTGTGGATACCATTCCACCAACCTTTTGACCAACCTTTGCGCCAACGCCCATTGCGGCAATCGTAGCCGCTATATCGCTTCCTTGTTCTCCAAGAACTCCTAAAGTTGCTTCTTTAGTTGCTTCAGCCGCAGGTTGAGCCACTAAACCAGCCATACCAGATGCAGGTATTTGTTGTGCAAGATTAGCCGATAATGCAGGGACTTTAGGAGCAAGTGCCGCCACTGTGCCTGTACCCATCATTGCCTGAGTGCCAGTTTGAACTGCTCTTTCAAGCATACCTTGAGGCTCTGGTAAACCAGCCTTAGTTAACATTTGACTTTGTGCTTGAGCAACAGAAGGCAATCTACTTTCTGAGCCAAGTATATTTGCACCAAGGTTGTACGCACTACGCAAACCTTCTAAAGTAACTGTTGCAGGCGCAGTTAAACCTTCATAAGCCGCACGACCAAACAGACCCGCTTGCCGACCTAATTCCTGCATCATAGAAGGCTGTTGTGTAGGCTGTGCAACAGGCATAGATGGCTTAATAGATGATGCAATTTCATCTATTTCGTCTTCAGACAATGGAGTTTCAGTTACAACTGTCTTACCTTCAATAAGATATTTAGGCATTATTTACTCCGTTATTGCATGATTTGGTACTTAGTACCTTTTTTAGTTTGACCACTTACAGATTCTTCTGCTTTTAACTCAGGATTCAAACCAGAGAACCTACTTTTTTGTGGAGCAATGTCAGTTGGAGCAATGCCAGGCACTTCAGGCTTTTGAGTTGGTGTTATTTTTGCCCGTTCCTCTGCTCTTACAGTCTTTCCTTCAAGTTGTTTCAATAGTCTTGCATAGGTTTTATCAACTTTATCAAGATCATCGGCAAAGGTCTTAGACTGTGGATCAAGTTTGGCAATAGTGCTTTGCAAAGCGTCAAACTCATTACGAGTAACTTGTCCTAAACCAGACGCACCAGTCTTACTAGCCTCTTTCAAAGCAGTAAGTTGAGACAATGACAAGTTTGCTTTAATGCTCTCTAAATTGTTTTGAAGAGTTTTTGCATCTGTTAAAGGCAATACAGACAAGAAACTTCCATATCCTGTTGTATAGCCACTAATTAACTTTTTAGTTTCACCAATAACATCCCTAATATCTTTAGTCCTATTGGTTAACTCATTTAAAGCCTCTGCTTGAGAAACCTGCGCCTCTTGGGATTGAGGGGTTTGGATAGTGCTAACACCACCCGCAGTTCCAGTTGTTTGAGGAATTTTCAAATATTTAGCAACATTAGGTGCGGCTAAACCAATATTTAATGGGTCAATTGTAGTTAGTTCACCAGTATTCGCATCACGGAATACCTTTGGCTTCAGTTCTTGAGCAACTTGATAACGCAAGGCACTTTCTTGTGGTGCTGTTAATGGTCTTCCTTCTTGCAAAGCCACATCTGCTTCAGAAATTAACTTGCGATTACGCTCAGATGATGTGCTTGCCATCTGATATTCATTGGCTTTCTTAGCCTGTGCTTCACGCAAACCAATAGTTGCCTGTGATTCAGCCCGTTTTTGGGCTAACTCAGCCAAACCATAAGCACCTTGCATATCACCAATTTGTGCAAGTCTTCCAGATGCCGCTTGTAGTGCGTCTGAATCGTTTAAATCAATACCTTGAATTACTGCATTTCTTGCACTTATTAAACGTAACTGTGGGTCTTGTGCGCCCATAGCACCAGCAATACCACGACCTAGTTGTGCCGCACCTGCATAAACATTGGCACGACCAAAGGCATCTGGAGCCAATTGCCCCATTTGTACGCCTTGTTGCAATATGTTTTCGCCAACATTTTGTTGGTACATCTCAGGAGTAATACCAAACAATCCACCTACAATATCTTGTGCCATGATTGCTCCTTAAAAGTTTGCGTAGCCAAGTGGCACATAACCGCTACCATATACATCCAATGTTGGGTTTTGCATACCAGCACTTGTTATGCCTCCACCTGCGCCACCAGTATTAACCAATGGTGATGTTAGATAAGTACCTAGTGCGCCACCCAATAAAGAATTGGGATTGCCCAAACCACTTAAACCATAGGCCAATGGACTAGCAGTAGCCCCTGCGGATGTACCTAAAGCACCACCATAGATAGAGCCTCTTAACCCTATCTCTCCAGCCCTTGCGCCAGCCGCAGATGATTGACCTGCAAGACCTTGACTTAGAGCAAAGGGTTGTTGTGCCATGTTTTCTAGTTGACCAGCCTGACCAAACAAACCTGTACCAAAGGTAACTTGTTGCTGACCAGCCTGTTGTGCTTGTGCCGCCAACTGTGCATCTTGTTGTGCCAAAGCGTTGTAATAGGCTTCTAACTCAGGATTAGAACCCATCAAACCTTGTGCGCCACTTGGACGCAAACCAGTAGAACCTACTGACAAACCACCACGACCTGTTTGGAACTGTTGGTTTCTAATATTTGCCAATTGTCTTTGACGGCTAGGATCAAGCAAGTCATATTGCTTAGACATATATTGTTGAGCAACTTCTTCAGGAGTCTGCGCTAAGTAACTAGCACCTAAACCCATAAGTCTATTTTGGGCAGAGGTGATCTCAGGTGCGGCTGTATAGCCAGCACTTACCAACTGACCCGTAGCAGGATCAACTTGGAAATTAGATGTACCAAAACGAGTAGTTGTGCCAATAGGTCTGAACTGTGCGCCAGCCACTCCTTGCCCTGCCGCTTGCTGTATGTTTCTTTGTGCTTGCAGTGCCGCATCCCTAGACTGTTGCATTTGCAACAAGCCACCAGCGGTTTGCAACCCACCTTGAACAACGCCCTTTTGATTTAGGAAGTTCATTGCCCCTTGAGCCGCAGTACCACCAGCCGCCAATGCTCGTTTAATTAAGGCTTGTGTAGCCGAATCCAAAGAACTATTGCCACCATAGGTTTGCATAGTGGCATCTATTTGCGCTGGGGTCATTGGTGTTGAACCAAATCCAGTTGTCGGGTTTTCTGTGCCTAAACCGCCATAGCCGTAGAAACTATTTTGTAGAGCGTTAGGATCACCATAATTTCCGCTTACTGATTCACCAGTATTAAAATAATCAGTTATATCTGCCATGTTTGTCGCTCCCGTTGTTCCTTGATCTGGAGTTCCGCCAGAACTTAATAAACCAGATGGTGTAACCTGGCTAATTGCACCACTTGTTAATCCACCTGCTAATGATTGCTCTAAAGGCTTACCACTAAGTAAACCTTGAGTAGTTCCACCAGCCACATTGCCAGCAAAACTAGAACCTGTTTCAGCCCCAACTGCGCCACCAACTTGTGTCCCTGCATAACTTATGGCGGCACTTTGGAGAGCCTTTTCTGGACTTTGTCCAGCATCTAGTGCAAACCCCGCATTTATATAAGGTATTAGATATGTTTGCCCCGTAGCCATAGCAGTCGCTATTGCCGCAGTCTGTAACGGGTTATCCAATGCCGCTTGAACAGTTTGCTCAACCGCCTTAACAACGGGTTGTACTACTTGCTCAATAACTGGTTCAACAATGGGATTAACCACAGTCTCCACAACTGGGTTAAATACTTGTCCAATAAATCCACCACAACATCCCATGTTATATCTCCATTGACATTAAGTAAGGGTCAACTTTTCGTTTTTCATCTTTCTTAAAACTAACGGAAATTGCTCCTGCGGTCTTTGCAAGTCTTTCTGCCGTAGTTGTATTGTCAACATACATCTGCAACAAGCGAATATTTGCTTTTTTCATGGTAGCAAAGAATTCCTTAATTGCTTTTATGTAACCCATTGCATTGCCACCATTGACGATGTAAAACAATGCTGTATTTCCAGACACTTTATAGATAAACATACAGTCACCAGACCGCACAGCAAATGAGTTTTTCTGCTTTAATGTGCCATTTATTTCAGCAACCATTTGTGCTTTTGTTGTATCAAGATTGTTATTCTTGATATGGTTCTCAACAATTTGTTCTGGAGTCATCACATTGTTCCATTCGCAATGATGTTGCCAATCACAGTCAAGTTACCAGAGGCATCAATCTTTGCCACAGGCGTTGATATATTGTAGATATACAAGACATTTGATGCTTCAACAAACGAGAAGTTTGTAAATGTTCCATCTGCTTTTGAAGTAATAGCAGTTTGGATATTAGTAAACTCTGTGTCGATCTCAGTACCTTTGACAACCTTGGAGGCATTGCCTGACGCAAGCGCATCTTTAGCCGCAAAGTTGGTGGTTTTCGTGTAATTAGCCATATTTATTCCTTACCCAAGTTTTCCGTTTTTAGCCTGAATCTCAATCTTCTGGATGCTAATAGCCGAGCCATTGATCTCAACTTCATACGCTGTTTGCACAACTTTGCCATAGCCTGATGCTTGACCAATCAAAGTTCCAATCTGTATGCCTTGTGAGTAATATGCTACTGGACTACCATTTGCACCATATTCAGCAATCCCATATTCTGCAATTGTTGAAATAGGAATTTGCGCCTGCGTTGCATAATATTGACCTGAAAAGTCATAAGACCATTTGATTGTCAATATTTGGTTAGTTCCACCAATAACTACCACAGAGATTTTCTTCAGGATTGATGTGACATTCTGATCTCCAAGGTCAGCATAGTTTGTGTAATACTGAAAACGATAGGTAGAAGCATGGTCAAGATATGTTCCATATTTACCAACATACCCATTCTTACCAATCAGTAAATCACCATTTCTGCGAGACAAAAGAGCAGTTGGCTCAATAGAGTCCCAAGTTGTTACCCTTGCAGAACCATCTTGCAATTGAGCCTTTGTATCAAATACATAGACTTGTTTAGCAACAGGAAGGGTTAAAAGGTAGAAAGCATTGACTTCTGAATAAACCGCCTTGATATTGGCTAATGTCTCAGACCCTACATAGGTCATTAAATCATTACGCACATTCTTAGACAAATCTCGCAATGGAGCAGACTTCTCTTGGATAGTACGCAAAAGACTACGCACACCAGAGTTAGACAAGAAAACAATGTCTGAACCAGTAGAAACTATGGAATCCCTTGACAAACAACCAATGTTGCCTATGGTGTCAGCCAATGACATTGTGGAAGGTGTTGTTGCACCTGAGTAAACTAATATCTGACGCTTACCAAAGATAACCAAGAAGTTATTGTGTGCGCCCAAACCCATGATCTGATCTGCACCATTAGCCCAAACCCTAGAAACATCAAGAGTTCCAGATGTTCCAGCAGTCCAGTTATGTCCTGCCAACAAGTCAGAAAAACTAATCGTCACATTGTCTGCCGTAGTATCAGCCACCCACAAGCGACCAAAGGCAGAGATCACAATGTTTCCCAAAGGAACTGTGCCTGTATAACCCGTCTTCTCAGATACACGCCTATAAGTAGTTGTACTTACCGCAGGATCATAGATCAAAGGATCAAAGCCAGATTGGAAGAAGTAGGTAATACCATTCAAAGATGCACATTGCCAATTGCTTGCAGTAATAGTTGGGGCTGTGCCGCCACCACCATAGGTGAGTTCTACAACAGCGTTAGAGCCATCTAACTTGAATAACTTGTTGTTACCAGCAAACAATACAGTTATTGTTCCATCAAGTTGCACTAACTCATGGATAACCTTTATATCATTTGCGCCTAAGTTGCCAGAGGATGAATTAACCCTTGAGAAGCCTTTTCGTGCGCCAATACGTCCATATTGGTCAATGACGCAATTGGTGGCAATAGACGCATACCCAGCCTCCAATGTAAG